TCGTGTAGCCTTCAAACTTCCCTTCGGTGCTGTTGTATCTGAACTGACCAGCAGCATTAGTAGGTCGTTGAGCTGTTGTGCCTACAGGGACTTTAACGCCGCCTGTGCCGCTAAAGGATGCAGAAGCCGTAGTAATTAAACCAGTAGAAGGATTATAGGTTAAGCCTACATCTGTCTCAATGCCTTGAGTACCTGAAACACCGTCAACAAAAGTAACGTAAACAGTTTCGTCTGTGCTGTTGTTTGCAGCGGCTGTTACGTTTGTAGCTTCTGTAGCTAAAGCAACATCAATGTTAGCAGTACCGTCAAACGATGTGCCACCAATAGTTCTAGCGGTTGCTAGTGCTGTTGCGGTTCCTGCTAGTCCTACAGCAATGTCAGCAGTACCATCAAACGATGTACCGCCAATAGTTCTAGCGGTTGCTAGTGCCGTGGCTGTCGCAGCGTTTCCAGATGTATTTTGAGTACCGCCAGCGTTTACACCAGCAAGGTTAATATTTGCTGTACCGTCAAAAGATACACCACCAATTGTTCTAGCAGTTTCAAGTGCTGTAGCAGTTGCTGCATTACCTGTTGTATCTGCTGACCCAGAAACTACTAAGTCAATAGTGTTGTCAGCATCTTGATAGGTTACAGTTATGCCTGTTTCAGTATTGCTGGTGAACATTGCGCCTACTGTGTCTGCAATGACTTCAGCTAAGTCAATGTTAGCTGTGCCGTCAAATGATACGCCGTGGATTGTGCGGGCTGTTTCAAGCGCAGTAGCTGTTGCAGACAACGCAACGGCAATGTCAGCAGTACCGTCAAAAGAAGTTCCACCGATAGTCCTAGCTGTTTCAAGCGCGGTGGCTGTTGCAGCGTTTCCAGTAGTGCTCTGATTTAGTGTGCCAATTGCAAAGTCTAAGGTGTTGTCAGAATCTTCGTATGTTACTGTGATTCCTGTTTCGGTGTTGCTTGTTACCATTGCGCCTACAGTGTCTGCAATAGTTTCTGAAAGCGTGATACCAGCAACAGTAATTGCATCGGCTTCTAGTGTGCCGTTAATGAATGCATCTTTAAACTGTAGTGAGCTTGTACCTAAATCAATGTCGTTGTCAGTTACTGGCACGATTGCGCCGTCTTGAATACGAAGCTGCTCTACTGTAACAGCTCCTACTTGTACATAAAAACCCCAACGGTTGTTAGTTCCGTCAACTAAAATCTTGTTTAAAAAATCTCCATCACCGATAATTTCGATGTTGCCACCTTCTCCAGCTCCACCATCGTGTTGGTGACCTGTAGTTCCGGTAGCCGAATAACTAAAAGCATTTAAAACTTGATTAAATTCATTGTTGAACAATGCAGCGGTTATGACATCTCCATCTCCAAATGTACTTTGTCGTGTATAACTCGATCCCGCCATGTCTTATCTCCTGCCTGCTGGCACGTAATTTATATATAAACCATTTATTGAATAAGGAGGACGTTGATCCTCGGTTCTAATTTGGAAGCTTACTGTGTGTCCACTGCCTTCAAGGATTTGCCGTGCCATCGGATCGTTAGTACCTTCAAAAATAGCGTTACCAAAAGTAGCTGCACCGAAAATAGGAGGAACCGGAATACCTGTAAGTACAATGTCTTCGGGCTGTGCTACGTCTTTATCTGTAAAGTCATATTGAGTTCTGAGTATCGGCGCAAGTTCACCTTCGGGGGATACAGAAAGCTTTAAGTACTTCATAGTCTTTCTTGTTCCGACATCTCCAAAGTCTAAAAATGGTGTTGTGTATTTAGCTTCAATATTAAAAGGAGATGCGTTAGCTCTGAATGCATTTCCTGTATCGTGATTATAAATGTAACCGTCCTTGTCACCGTGCTGTAGTTTTTCAATGCCTACATTGCTGAAATCAGAAACTAAAGCTGAAGCTTGTATGCCTTGTGTTTCAGACCACTCAAAGCCTTCTCTAGTCATTGTGCCTATAATGCCTTTTGCATCTGCAACATTTCCAGCAGCCGTAGAGTAATACAAACGATACTGAGAGCGTCTACGCAATACACAGCTTGTAATAACGAAGTCATCAATGTCTCTAGCGATTGCAGCGGTTACAGAGTGTATCTGTCGGCTCACTGATCCTAACTCAACGTCACCAATACGGGCTGTTGCTGCTACAGATCGGATGCCGTCTGGACTAAGGAACACTAGATCACCACCAATTTCTTGAATACTGAAGTGGCTAAGACAACCTACGTTCTTTGCAATAGGAACAATAGAGATGTTTTGAGTGTCGTTAATGTTAATTAATTTATAGATGCTGTTTTTACAGAAGATAAATAAGTCTGTTCGGAAACTTTTAAGACCTACAACCTGATCATCAATTGAAATACTTCCTGCTCCAGCACCGCTAAAGTTATCTGGCTCAAGTGTATGGCTATAATATACTGTGTTTTTGTTTGTAGCAGCACCTGCAACTACATAGTGTTTATCGTGAATAACGCCTACTGAAGGAGCGACTGTGCCGTCTACTGTTATTTCTGTTGAATAATAAGTACGACCTGACAAAGCGCCAGAGCCTTCCATTTTGAACAGGTATGCTTTGTTTTGACTGTCGCAGATTAAAGCCTGTCCATACTCTTCGTTACCTGCAAAGATTTCGATTGAGCATTGTTTTTGATTTGAGCGTTCTAGAACGGTACGCCCTGTAAAGGTAGAGTAGTTATCTCCGCCACTTGCTACGCTTGATCGGTTTATCTGTATCCATGTAGTTCCTTCAAGCGTAAAGAAAATGTCTGTGCCTGAACACACAATAATACCATCAGCATATACAGCTAATCCTAAAACAGCACTGTTTCCATTTGGACGAGTATTGCCAAAAGCTGTGTAGCCGTTAATACGTCTATAGCCGCCGTCAGGGTCAACCTCAAAGTTTAAAAGCTCTGTAGCAAATCCCGGCTGGCCTAACATCTCAAGCTGGTTTAGGTTAGTGTTTAACCCGCCTTTACATGAAATGCCAAAGGGTTGTGAAGCAGCCATTAAACAAACCTCATTCTATCGTCTGTAATAGTAGTAGGGGTAGGCTCAATAAGATTTGAGCGCATGCTGCGTAGACCTTTCTTGTAGTCATCTAACGCAAAAGCAGCAGACTGTGGGTTTTCTTTAAACTGCCACATGTAGTAACGTGCTCTTGCAAGAAGAACAGGATAGTACACATCAGGAAAAAGAAGCGCATCTGTAGCGGCAGAAAGCCGTGTAGGTAAGTCCCACGCATAGAACCAAATGCGGTAGGCTTTATTTGGGATTGGGCTTAGGCCAAACTTTCTAGAGTCTGGGCTACGTATAACGTGAGTAGGTACACCGTACTGTTGTGTATCTGAATCATCTAAGTTTTCTGAGACTCTACGAAAATCTTTCCACTCATCGGTAGAAGTAAAGCCTAAGTTTCTTGCTGTGTGAGGAGCTGTTTCTCCGTTCACGCCTACAGTAGTGAGATAAAAGTTATCCCAATCTATAGAACCATAATCTGTTGTGGTGCTTGAGCTGGCTTCTTTTAGTTCGTACCAGCGAGTTCCTGCTGTTGTTTCTACGTATACGTTTCCGTACATCGGGTCAGTATCTCCACTCTCGCCAGTAGCTAGGAAAGGCCATTGTGGTTCAGAATTAATTATATCAAAGTATGCTCTGTTGACAGTGTCTTTGGCATGTTGTTGTACACTTTTAGCTTGTGTAAAATTAGCAGCCGTCAACGCAACTTCATTCAACTCACGTAAGAGTTCGTTTGTTAAGTCTAAGAAGGTTGTTGCCATTGTTTATACTGCCTTTGATTTAGTTTCGGGGCTTTCTTTCTTACCCCAGATTGCATCCCAGTTTGTTTCGTACTTTTCTTTATTCTCTGGCTTGTACCAACTTCCTGTGTCTCCTAGAATCTTTCCTGTTTTTTTGCCTTTAATCATTAAAGGTTTTGAATTGCTTCCTAATATAGCCACAATACCTCCTAAAGATCAGGGGGCTTTTACACCCCCATCTCTAGTTACTTACTTAGTCGATACCGTAGAACGCTGATACGAGTGCATCAGGACGTAATACTTTAGCACCATATACGTGCAAGCCGCGACAGATGTCACCGAAGCTATCTGGGTCACGAAGGACTTCAGTGCTGGTAATAGTCTGAGCAGTAGCAGTAGAACTAACGTGGCCTGCAAGAATCTGACCGGCTGCGGCAGAAGTTGCTGGTACGTTGTTAGACTTGTACATGTCAAAGCCACGTAGCTTGCCTGAAGATACCAGACCGTTACGGATAGAACCTTGACCAGCGTTAAAGTCTACAGACATTAGCTTAGAGCTGGCTTGAGAAAGCTGCTCGTAGAAGCTAGGCGGTGCGAGGAACCAACGACCTTCTTCAGGGATGTTCTGCTCGTCAAGAAGACGGGCCATGTGAGCCATCACATCTAAAGGATCGTGCTCAGAACCGCCAGCACCAATGTCTAAGTTACCAGTACCATCGAAAGTACCAGCAGCTAGATCAGTAGCGCTGTCAGAACCGAGGATGTGGTTAGGGCTTGAAGCTGAAACACCAGCAAACATCTTAGCAATTACACCAGCATCAAAAGCATCACGCAGAGCGTAAGCAGCAGATGAAGATGCAACTTCTTTAAAGTTTACGTGAGACATTGCAGATTCAATATCATCAACTTTGAATTTAAATGCGTTAGCCACATCTACGATCAAAGTAGATTCTACGTCAGTTAGCTTAGTTTGTGTTACGTCTGCACCACGCTCATACTGATAAACAGTAATCTCTGGCTCTTTGATGATCTTTACAGAATCGCCGTAAGCTGAGATTTCACCGCTGTAGTCGGTGTTAGTGATTGCTTCAGCTACAGAAGCTTTTCGGAAGAAGTTAAGAACCTTCTTAGAAAAGATTGAGGGCATGAAGAAGCTGTTATTTTGACCAGATACTGAGTTACCGAAGTTACCGTTAGTGTCTGTGCTTTGCTCGAATAGAGCGTCTGATTGGTTTAAAGCCATTATGTGTTACTCCTAAAAGACAAATTAAATTATGGTATTACTCTGCCTTCCATTACAGCTTCGTCAATAGCACTTTCGTACTTGTCGTATTGCTGTATAGAAAGAGCAGCGATTTCCCGTTGAGTCCAAATCTTCGGTTGTTTTGTGTCTACTGCGGTTGTTTTAGTAGAAACAAAATCAGCTGCTGAAGATTTAGTTTGTGACTGCTTTGCCTTTGCTTTTGATTTAGTAACGATTCCGCTTTCCATTTTATAAAGGTCGATAGCTTTAATAGCTAAACCAACATTGTCTGGGTTCTCGTAAATCCAACCTTGAATTTGCTCTGGTTGTTCACTAGCCCATTGATGAAACTTGTCATCTCCTCGAATATCTTCAAAATCGGGGTGACGGCTTTTTAGAGTTTCTTCAGCTTCTCTGCGTTGGATACCTGACTCTCGTTCTTCGAGAACAGACATCTTAGTTTTTAAAGCTTGTATCTGCTGTTCACTTTGCAAGTGAGCTACAGTCTCTACAGTTTCATACAAATCAGGGTACTGCTCTTTAAAATTATTTAGGTCTTCGAGTGACTTAGGCGGCGCATATGCTGGTTGCATTTCTGTTGCGGCTGCGGTAAGTTCAAGTTCCTTCTGTTTAAAGTCGGCAATCTTCTGATCGTAATGTCGTTTTAGATCATCGTATCGTTTTTTATAATTGGTTTTTTGTTGAGGCTCTTCGCTTTCTTCAGGGGCCGCATTGCGGGTAGCCTTCTTTTGCTTAGGTGGCTCTTCAAAAAATAGTCCATCCGCTGCACCTCTACTTTCAGGATCAGGCGTGTGCCATTCCTTTCTAGAGTTGTACGGGTTTGGTATAGCTTCTTCGTGTTCTTGTTCAATTGCATTTGACATACTGTCACACTCCTGTAGGGGCTTGTTCGTCTTTCAAGGTGGCCGTATTGTTCGCGTTCAACACAGGGTCTTGATACTTCAAGGTAGCCTTTAGGTTAATTAAAATGATAAGGGGTCTATTACAGAGTAGCCTTATCGTTGTACACTCGGCATGCGGTTAGCGTTAATCATTTGTTCTTTGATTGCTTCTCGCGTTAGTCCTTCTTCGCTTAAATATCCTTTTTCATCGGACATAGGATCGTTAGTTAGACCACCGAATGCTTTCTTCATTAAACCACCGTCATAGGCTTTCTCAGCTTCGTCCATCATAGTTTGTAGCTGATCAGCGCCCATTTGATCGGTAGCCTTTTTGGTGAAAACAAATTCACCATCCGATAACCTTGCG